CAGAATCTAAATCAATAGTGTCACTAGTTGCAGCAGTTGCCGGAGTTACAATAGATAAAAACTTTAATTCACCTACTACAGCCAGTTTAAACGTACAATCGTCAGTAATATCAGTCATTCTTTTTCACCTCATAATTAAGCAATTCCATACATCTGTGAGCTTGCAGCCTCAAATGTATTGACTACTGTGATATATTCCTTAAGTTGGTAAACCCAGCCATCAATATCTGTGTTCTTTTCTTCATAGGTCAAACCTTGCAAAACACCAAAGAAAACATATCTATAATCTAAGAATAATATTCTTTTGGAATTTGCAGCAGTTGGCATAAATCTATCTTTAATGAAAAGTAATTGATCGAATTCAAATGCATCCGGGATACCAAACCCTAAAATTCCTGCAGATGGGTTTTCGGTATTTCTTTGAATATCCAAAAGCAATCCCTTAACATAATTGTGAGTGCTAGCATCAGTTACAGCAATAGTTGGAAATCCGTTCGCATTAAAAGTTGTTGCGATTTCTGCTCTAATTCCTGGCAAAGTAACATTACCTCCATCCCTGTCAGTAGTATTAGTTGTTATACTTTTAATTAATCCGCTAGGTTCAAAAGGGTCAGTTGTAGCATCTCCGTTAATTAAGGCCTCTTCTTCAGCTTCATAAATAGACTCTGTTTTTACGCTTAAATCTAATTGTGTTGGATCAATAAAGCCCTTCATTCCAGCAATAACTGGACCTGTAATTAATCCTTTCTGGTATAAGTATTTAACCGGAACTGATATTCTGTCATAAGTATCTTCTCCTAATGGGATTGGCATACCTTCTCCTTTCCAGACTGCTGAACTTTTAGCAGTTAATGGAATGTAATCATAAGTTAAGCCTTTTACTGCTCTTCTAGGAGTAATATTTCTAAGAGGCATCATTCTAACAGTTCTATTAACCACTGTTGGGTCTGGATATACTGGTACTAATGCGGTTCCTGCGGTTCCTGCTCCTCCTGTCTGCGTACTAATTGATGCAATACTTGCCTTAGCAATTTGCATCCTCTTATCTACTTTGTTGAATGGGTTGAAATATTCTTTGGAAAAACCTCCAAAATTATCTCGGTCAATATTGCCTGCGTTAAATCTTGACTTGCAGACATCAACTGAAAAACCTTCTTCAAAACTTTTAAACATTGATTCCATTTTGTCTCATATAATTATAATCTCATGATTGGCAGTTTTCCTTCTTTGAAGTTTTTGTCTACTGCTTCTTTGTTATCAAAGCTATTATCCTCTTCGTTTCCAAATTTCGCTTTTAATGCTAGTTCGGATTTTTCTATTGCTTTGTCTAATGCTTCTTTTTGTTCTTTCTTAGCTTTTTCAAGTTCAGAAGTCATGTCCGAGAATTTCTTTTCCATTTCTGATTTAGATTTCTCAATTTCCTTTTTTGCTTCTTCTGATTTAGTCAAAGATTTAGATAATTCTTCAACTTTCTTTTCATAGGAAGTTAATTTATCTGAGAATTTCTTTTCCATTTCTGAAAATTTGTTCTCAAATTTCTTGTCCATGTCGTGATTTTCACTCATTTTAGATCTCACCGATTTTAATTTATTGTAACTTTTTGCGATTCTTCTACATTTAGCGTGTCTGTTGCTTCCAATACCCACAAAACTTGCCTCATATAATTCAAGACTAGTAAAGACTCTAACGTCTCCGTCATATTTTGAGTCTTTTATCCCTGCACCGATAGATATTGCTAACTCTGCACCTTCGTCCAACATTCCTTTTATCATTTTCCCTGCTGGGTTTGATTCAAAGAACTTCGGCTCTGCAATAAGTGCAGTAAATCCATCAACATCTACCATCTTGAGGTTAGTCCACTTAGCAACGTGTCCGAAAACAGTATTATCGTGATCTGTTAACGCTGCAACATAACCCCCATCAATCACTAATTCTTCCATAGCTTCTTTTGAAACTCGCTCTTCATCTCTATCTAGAGAATCATCGGTTAATACTGCGACATATCTACCGTCAGAAGTTTTAGTTATTGGTGCATAAAGAGTTCTCTCTTCATCGTTGTAAGAATCGTGTGTGGATTTTTGAATTTCCATAATAATATAATGATCGCACAAATAATATATAAACACTATCTTAATTTATATTGGTTTGAATCTGATAACAGAACGACAATTTGGGTGAGCTGGTGGAGTCATATAGTTTATGTGTGTTACTGGATCCTCGAACTCGTCGTCTAGCTCTCGCTCTTGGTTATCTAATCTAACACAAATATCAGAAGTTCTATTGTCTAATGCAGAATCCCACACTTTTAGACCGTTTATTCCTGATTCCTGATAACCAATAAGTTTTCCTTCGTTGATGATTCTGTTTGATTCTGTTCTTGCAATAGAATTAGCTCTCCAATCAGAAAATGACTCAAAATCTTGTTTAATATCGTCTTTAATTTCTTTTGTGCTTTTATTTTCGGTAAGTCCTTCTTGGACTGTGATGATTATTTTAGATTGTAATTCTTTAGTCACGCCTTTTATTCCGTGCCATTTCTTACCGTTAATTGTGTAACCCTCAATCTGTTGAGCGTGTAATTGGTTTAATTTAGATTTATATGGTTCTGTGAATCCTATATCTACACCTGTTTCTTCTTCTGCACTTTCTAAACCTGAAATTAAATCTATTTTTAGATATTGTTTGACTTTTTTGGAAAATTCTACAGTATTGACACTATTGAACATATTACTCAAAAAATCACCAAAGGTCTTAGAAATATTAAGTGATTTATCTATCTGTAACTTATTAACTGCTCTCAAAACGCTTCTCTCAAAGCGATTAAAGACACTGTTAAGATATTCTGCATAATCCTTTGCTTCTTCCTCTACTTCGTCACCTGCGTCAATTATTGAAGATTTGAATGTCTCTTCTTTAGGTTCTTTGGGTTTTTCGTTATCTTTTACTTCTAGTTCTTCCTCTTTTTGCAAATCATCAAATAATCTGGAATCATATTCAATAGGTAGAGTGTTAGAACAATAGTTTATTTTGAATTCTTGCAGTATCTCATCAATATTAGAATCAACTGCCTTAGCGAATCCTATAATATCCTGAAAAGTTATAACAGTATAATAGTCCCATTTCTCTTGGGATTTGAAAACAAAAAAGAACTCTGATTCACTTATTAAACTGTGAATAGTAGGAATAAACCCGCCTCTTTGTTCTTCTTTTAGCCGTTTTTGGAAATTAGTGAAATTTAGTTTTAACATTTTTCCATATCTTCCTCATATTTTCCTTGTAAATTTCTAATCTCTTCAAATCCCAATATTCCAGCACGTAATAAAAGTAGACTTGACAAATCGTCATTAATTACTAACTCTAACCAATCCTCTTGGTCGCCTTTCAAAATTATTGGTACTGCAAAATCAAAATCTATAGTTATCCAAGTATTAAGTTCAGTTGCAGTTGGTTCTCGATTATCGGTCATTCATATACCCTTCAAAACTTTTAGTGAAATTAAATTTATTTTGAACTGATTCTGTGACTGGATTACCGAAACCAGCACCACCTCCAAACGGATTAAAAGAAGTAAAAGGCGAGTTGCCCCATTCAACAGGCTCTTTTCCTTTTTTGAGTCTATATTCATTAATTGTAAGAGCTCCCTTATCTAGTTCCTGCATATCTTGCAGAAACTCTTCTTTCTCCTTTGCGTTATCGTGTAGAATGAATTTGAATTTCAATCCGTGGTCGTCTCTTCCAAGAATCTCTGAGATTGTCTTTTGGGTGTGTTTTTTTGCAAATAAATTAAGATATGGTTCTATTGCATTCCTAACTGTGACTCTAGCTTGTCCGTCATCGTTAGATTTGTTTGAATTCTCAAAGAAACCTGCCTCAGTAGGACTAACTCCAAAAACTGCAAATACTAGTTTAAAATACCATTTTTGACCGTCAAGCCATTCAAGGTCTCTGTTAGTATCAGTCAATCTCTGAATATTCTCTATCGCCCAGTTTATAAAGCCAACTTGATGCGGTTTTGATTTGA